TTTCTTTATAACAGGCCAGTTATGCTCGTAGAACGCTTCTGGAAATCTGAAAGACTATGGACAATAAGGCCACCATGCTAAGGGAAAATCACTCGATTGAAAACCCTCCACATAGCGGATCGCTAACACAAAGCGAATGAACCAGGAAGTGTGCTACCATCTTCCAATACGCTCGTACATCGAGAATTCTATGACAGTCTTTTGCCGTCCCGGGCTACCAACCCGGCACCGGACTTTGCCTTGAACCTTAATCTTCGCGAGATACGTATTAAACGATGGGGCTCGCTCCCCAGGAATATTCTTAACTTGCAGCAGTGGGGGAGGTGACTCGGGCTACCCGTCATCAACGACCCAAAGTGGCGTCCACAAGTTGCATGCACATGCAATAGAAATATAAACTGCCATCCGGCAGCCGCTTGACTTCCCAATCAAACTTGGCCCGCTACGTGCGGACCTTGAGACCGCCACGCGCACTCACGTACACAGGCGACTCTTCGTCATCGTATTTGGATTCTTCGCGTGAGCGCTTCTTTCCAAGATCACGAGACTCAATGGCCGGTTCGGCAAGCTCCATGGCAGCACCAGGCTGCATCAATGAGCGCTCAATTCGGGCCAATCTCTCTTCAAGTTCATCATTACACCGTTTCAGATGCTTGATTTCTTTGTCTTCTTCATCGAGCGAGAGAACCTCTCCCACGCCCAAAAGGCTTGACGGCAGCTTGAAGATGAACAAGTCACAGTACGAAGCTGATAAGCCAACCGTGGGCGGCCCAACGCCCCAAGTCGATCCAGCTGCGGCGGACGTAACTCGAACAGTACGACACAGGATCTGGTTCTGATTACCCACCGACAGAGTTCCATTGGACGCTGTGGTGCTGACTTGGTCGGGTAGCATTGAAGCACCGAAGTACGTGACAGATTGGATGTTTCCAGCCAAAACACCAGTAGTGAAAGGGGTGGTGGTACCATTACCGTTGCTTATAGAGAAGCACACAAAGTATGTTCCCACTTGATCAGCTCCGAACGTGATAGTGTTTCCAGAGAGACCGACGTCCAAACTGTCTGAACCACCATTTGCGACGGTCCAATTTTCCATCGTAAGATTGCTGCCAACGGGTACGATACCGCGCGCATGGAATCCAATGCCCTCCGCATTGACATCAAGGATCGGTTTCTTGACTCGGCACTTATATCTGACATGCAGCTCTCCGATCTTCGTGGTATTAGCACAGCCAGAGGTTGACACATACAGATTTGCACAATCAAAGGTCTTAATGTCCTGATTGGCGACGAGCGGCCCTGGACGAACGAACTTAGCGATATTCTTTCGCATCAAGTTGCAGTCGAGCTTCAAGGACACAACAGGCGTGCACGGGAGGCATGGCACGGTGTGTGGGTCTGAGTCTTCAACGGCGCGCAGCGTTCCGGGCAGCGGATCAGCCGCATCATAGGAGGCAGACAACACAATCGTGCCTTGCTGACCATTCGGGGCGAATCCTGACACTGTTGAAGTGACATAGAACTCAAGCTCCTCGAATTCATACTCCTCATATCGTTGCGCAATGGTGGACATCCACGGGAAAGTAGGATACTGACCCGGGTTCACTTCCCATTGTCTTACTTGAAACAGAATAGAACCATTGATATCCTCAATGAACTCATCTTCGATAAGATACTGACTAACGCGGTTAGTTGCTGTCACAGTGTGACCAGCTCGCGGGACCATTCCGGATCCAGAGTACCCTTTGCGAGCATTTCCCGCTGACGGTCCTCGAAGTTGATTCCTCTTCTTCTTCTGCTTCTGCTTTCTTGGCGCTTTCTTTGCGCCTTTGGATTGGGCATATGCCTGCTGCTTGGCCTTGCGTTTATGAGCGCGTCGGGCCTTTGCTGCGGGGGATGCCATGTTTGATTCTTCGAGTGTTGATTTGCACTGGAGAGTCTCTTGTAACTGTTGGTAGAAATTTTTAAACGAGGTATCATGAATTACACCGTCAACTCGTTCTTTACTTTCTCGACCGCAGTAGAGTCCTTCAATCCAGGCATCAGATTTCCAGTTAGACTTTATCGTTTCCATCGTTATCGCACCTTTCGGCCGCTCAACGGAACCAATCAATTCTTTCCTGTACTCTGCTCCCAAATACTCGAGGTACGCTTTCAATATCGTCCGGCACTCCCAATTTCCGTAGGAGTCCATTCGTAATGCGCACGCTCTCAAATAGTGCCATCGCACATCATCCACTTCCGACCCGTACATCAAGGAGCTTAACACTCTCTCGGTCTCGGGAACGGGCATCCATATGCCTAACTCATCACTAAAAGCGAATCCCTGACTAAGGAACTGCACTTCACTGAGTGGCCGTGATTCTTCGCATGGGGTTTTGGTCGTGACGCCAATTCCGCTCCACACGGGCGCAATAGTGCTAGGGTTAAACCAGTCAACAACTTCATCGTCGACAGTAAACGTATTATCATCCCCACACAACGCAGCCTCTACTCTCGCCATGAACTCCTCATAACTAGTAGCTCGCTGCTGTTTTTTGCACAACACGATCCAGGCATAGGCGAACAGTCTGAACAAAGCCATCGTATTATCCACGATGGTGTTAGAACTGCCGCTTGGATTTCCGGTATGTTTCTGAATTAACTCACCATTTTCCAGCACAATCACAGAGTGCACAATTGAAGCGTAAAGACGCTCCATTCGCAAACGATTGGCAGGTGTGCGGTCTTGTTCCCGCAAGAAACTCCATCGAATCTCCATTTGGCCAAACATTGCCTGAGCGAATAAGCTGCTATCGAAAGCGCTTTCATCAAGCTCAAAGGCATTCGGGTGAACATCTAATCTTCTGAACAGTTGATCCCAACCGCCCATGAATTTAGACGCACCCACAACACTCCAGGTTCTTGTAAACCCTCCTATGTCGTTGGCACTATCATAAAACTTGTTATTCATGTCGAGACACATCCTATTGAGGTTAACAGAGTGTTCGAACGGACTTGCTGTAAAAGTTCTCAGATTATTGTCCAAAATCTTCTCAGGCGTGCGCATTTCACATTTCTGCGAGCACGTCCATATCGGCACCATCGGTTCCTCTTCGGGTAAGCCCAACAGAGTCCAAAAATCTTCCAACGCACGTCTCGCTTTTTCATCAGCGAGGAAATCGTTCTTATCTTTGAACTTCAAGTTCCATGGGTAGCCGCATGATGTAGATTTATCCATCTCCACCAGCACTACTTCTTGACTCAGTACTCTACTCCCAGACATTGCTGCCTGAAAATGGTTCTTCGTCCACTCTCCAGCTAGAGCCCAAGCTCCATCATCCAACACGGGTTGGCTTTTGTCATACTTGGAAATACTCTTGAATCCAGCGCTTGGATTCGGGGTAACCTGTCGATACCCCACTGGAATTGGTACACCTCGCTCCGCACAAAACATAGCAAAAGAGTGATTGCTCACCTCCTTGCTGCGCATTCGTGTAAAACGGTTTACCTTCCCCACATACGTCACTTGATCGTTCTTGAACCACTCACGGAACAACTTCGACCTTACATCTCTGCCCTCCATTTCTACACCACGAAACTTGAACACATCCCGATCCAGATACTTAGCGTACCATTCGGACCAGAGTTCGAATTCGGGCGGAGGGTTTAACAAAAAGACTGTACGCTTCCGGTGGCTTTCGCTACCATCAGCTTCGTGACGGGGACAAACGTGGTATAGCTCACACTAGTGGAATTATGAAATCCACAAACGAGACCATCGGTTGTCACCACAGGGGCCCCGCAATTTCCATCAGCGGAGGACACCACATACACTGCGCGTTCCTGGCCAGGATTGGCCGTAACGGTCTTAATCAAACCGGAATCATCCCGGAACCGTCCTTTCAAACAGTCATCCAACGAATCAAACGCAATCAGCTTCACTTTCGCAGCAACTTGAGCACTCGTCGCTCCAAGACTAGGGACCATCTCATGGGTCCAGGCACTTGGGCGTGGCAAAATCATGGAATCTCGTCCAATATTTGTCGCTTTAGCAGCACTCATTGTAACACCAGCGGGATAAGCCGGGTGAAACACAGTCACAGTCGTGGCATCTTCGAGCACAGTGGCATCCTTTTTCAAAAGGTGCTCAGGGACATACAGGCCATTCAGCGTTGCACAGAAGCAACACCCTTTTCCTTTGTCCGTCTGAGCCCAACCAAGGCTCCTCAACACTTTGTGCGTATCAAAACGAGCTCCGTTGACGGATGCCTCTTGCTTTTCCAGCTTGTCCGCTGCTTTCTCAGCAGGCGGCTTAAACTCAGCAGGTTTAGCAGGCTTCACAAACTTCACGGGCTTGTCGTCTGTGTGATCTTTCTTACCACACTGACACACAACGTTTTCACAATCGGTGGCAACATGTCCAAGCGCATGGCACTTGTAACATTTCTGATCCTTCTTCCACGCGGCGTGCTGCTTATCAACAGCTGCTTTCTTCGCGGCTTTCAAACCCTTCGCATTCGCTTTCTTCACCGAATGGAACACACGTCCACACTTACAATCGACCTTACCATTGCAGATGGGCTGAACGAATTTGCCTTCCAGCTTTTCAAACACCACACCTTTCGGCATTTTCAACACCACAGCATCTTCGGCCAACTCCTCCTCCTTCACGGAGGTGAATGGTCTCTTCTGTAGCTCCGCAAATTGGGCCTCTTGCTTTTCAGTCAACCCTGCTCCGCCATACTTAGCGTAGTAGGCATCCATCGCGCTCTTTGCAGCTCGACGTCCAGCACGAGTGACGAGATTACCCATCTCATCTTCGTACGTGACTGACAACACACCTCCCTCATCGTCGTAATCAATCCAAGGCTTTCTCAGTCGCTTGGTGAAGTTCTTGTTGGAACCCTTGCCCGTAGGGCGTGGATTAAAACCTTTTGACTTCTTCTTACGATCTTCTTTCGACTCATCGATGGGGGGGGTGGTGGTTGGCTTTTCACTCTTGGGCTTTCCGGCCTCAGGCTTTTCCACAGGGGCTAGATTCTTGGGCGCCACGGAGTGAGCTTTGCAGCCCGCCCAGTGAACACAAGTGGAACCACCACATTCAACATCGCATTTCTGCATTGAATTGATCACAGGGCGCCCTTCCTTCAAAGGACACATCTTGGGATCGTGACAGCAACCACCCATACCAGGAACTTCCTCATATTGCATCCATTTGGGCAGAATCCAAGCCTCGGGCTTCTCACCCTTGACTTTTCTTAACTCCGATTCAAGATGTTCTGTGAAAGCCTTCTTCAAATTGGTGTTTTTCTCAAGGCGCGCTGCTTCTTTTGCTTCGCGCTTCCTTTCTTTGCCACTTTTCGCAGCAACAGGATTGGATCGCATACAACGTCCGATAACTAACAAGCCACCAAACAGCAAAACACACACTAGAGGAACAATCCAGGTCTTTTTCTCAGCGAGCGCACGCAGCTTATTCAACTGCAAAAGCGCCTCCTGAGTGTCCCAAATCTTCCTAAGTCCAGCATGCATGGCATCCGCGGGCATTTCAGCACGCGCCTCAGCAGCAGCATGAGCTCTCCCGTCAGATACGGGATAGGCCACAGGAATTCCAACCTTTCTTTCTTTGAGACAAGCTCCACAGTAGATAATTCCATCAAGTTTATGCGTTTCAGCACAACCAACACACTCGCACTCGAAAGGCGAATGGGATGACGCACGAGGCTCGACCACGGGGCCAGCCTGTTTACGTTCATTATCTACCATGTAAGGACACTGATATGAGTCGGTATGCAACGCATTACAATGATAGCACCACCAGCTCTCTGGCTCGGGCACTTCATATACCGCCGCTTGCTTTCGCTCATTGATCTCATGAAAACAGGGTCCGTCGATGTCTCTACAACACGGCGGCGCTCCATTCTGCTTCCTTTCAGGTTCCTTGGCTTCATCTCGACAACTCTGTTCCATCTTCGCATTGGGTGCGCGAACAGCGTCGTCATCATCATCGTCAGAGTCGCTCTCGACTGAGACTGACCCAGACTGAGTCCCTCCAGACACAAAAGCCACAGGGGCTCCTGGTCCAACTCGACCCGCTAGATCTTCGGCAGCACCAACAACTTCTTGGATCAAACCAGACCCAAGGAACGGATGTTCCTTCTCCTCTTTAGAGGCGAATAATCGTTGAAACATTTCGACACTTGTGAGCGCATCTTTCGTCATCGCAAGACAACGCTTCAGCAAACCCCACACTCCAATTGCAGACTTCACACCGTCCTTCGCGAACAGTGGAATCACACATACGAGCGCAACAGCATCAAAAGCTTTGTAAATATCATCAACAGCTAAACCAAAGTATCGCACTTGGGTTTTGGCTTCCTTCGTTTCCTTTCGGATCCAACGGTCATAGATATTTCTCAATAGGGCCACACAAATCAGGACAACACTTAAAAGAGTATTCAACTCAATAGTGCTTTTGGCTACATCGGCGGCAGCTCCCATCTTCACGGCAGCTTGCGCTACCTGTTCACTGGAGTCCACCACACGTTCACCTTGTCCTCTCACTGCACTTGCAAGCACTCTTGCCTGCATAGCGACGTTGTTCACTTGTTCGGTCGTTGCATCAGCTTTCGCCAGAAACAGATCGATTTTGTTCCACGTCGCCGTAACCCGAGCGCCAACTCGAGAGCACAGCTCACTCCCACAC